TAACCCCGTCTCCGATTGCGCCATAAGACTTGACATTAACATAAATAGAATTATCTACAACTGAACTATTTACATCGAGCAAAGTTCTTGCCGCCGCCGCATCAGCGGCGTTTATCAGGGTTTCGCCAAATGTGGAAACAGGGACGTTACTATCGCCTCTTGGCCCCGCAGTAGCGATAGGCCGTCCGGTAGAATCATAAGCGGCATACAGACTTGCCCTGTCAATCGCATTAGGCATATTCATATCGCAGGCAGGGTCGGTATCCGGTAGGTGCATAGACCTGTTTATTTTGTTAGTATTATCTGCGCTTGTTCTGGTAAGTTTATCTAATACATCTTCTATGCTCTGAGGATTAAAAGTACCGCCTGCCGTAAGGTCAAGTGTTTGTGTTCTGGCCGTACTTCTGACAACGTGAATCTCAAAAGTGGTTGGTATAGCGTCAATCATTGTAATTGTACCGCCCGGACTTGTACTTTGATTAGAGTTAAGTGATACAGAATAATCGGCTATATTGGTAAGCAGATTAGCGTCTCCATCTGAAATTCGTCTTGTGAATATCAATAAAGACGAATCTGACGGGAAACTAAATGGTACACTTTGCCCTGCCGTATTAGAGCCGACTACCGAAGTCCGGTTGGTCTGGGTTGACATATAACCCATACAAATTGAACAAAACAAAACTGTTGTCAATAATATTTTCCTAATCATTGTTACTCCTATTTATAATCATAATAAGTTGATGTACTATTGCCAAACAAATTTAATAGTGTAGCGGCAAACGCTTTTCCGTATTCTTCATCTTCTAATAAATCAAGCGTATCGTCTATATACATCGGATACGTTCTTTTCAATGCGTCTATGCCAATTTCTTCAGGCGTTTCCACCGGCTCGCCTATCGCTGTACTTCCGGCGAATAAATCAGCGACAAAGGACGGAATTGGCGCAAGTTTATTCCGTATAAATTTTTGCGATATATCTAATTTTGTTAGCCGTGTATATCTTTCATCGCCCAATATATTCAGTCTGCCGGAATCTGTGCTTTTGAATTTTCCGGTAAGCAATCTCGAAAGCAAGACTGCCACATTGGCTTTACCGCCCGTAACATCAATTCTTGTATCGCCAATTATGATTTTTCCAAAATCGCTGCTTCGTGAGTCTGTCTCGACATCTGCGCCGAACAATCTGGCAAGGCCGAGAACGCCAACAGTTATGCTTGTGCTTCCGATTAACTGTCTCAATGCCGCTTTTCTGGCAAACGGGTCAAGTTTATAATAAGTATAAGGATTCATAATATTTATATCTGCGACTAATTTTCTTATTGAGAAAAATACGCTATTTGCCAAAGGTGCAACATTCTTGTATTTATCATTAGCCCCTAAATTGCCAGAACCAGTGAAATCATTTACAACTTTAGCAAGGTCTTTTGTTAATTGAGAACTATCACTAACGTCCCTACCCTCAAGTTTTGCGGATTCGACAAGATTAACGAAGCGATTAAATCTGACATAATTCGCCATTCCGGTAAATGCCCGCTGACCGCCCCTGTAAATTCTACCTATAACAGGAATCTTCTCGGCAACAGTTGATTGCATACCCTCCTCCCTTGAGGATAGATTGCTTTTCAATTCAGTCATTCTCAATCCGGCCTTCTTTGCTAAATCGTGATATGGCGAGCCGACAATTTCGGCCTGCAAATTTTTAAAATTATTTTCTTCCCAAGCATAACTAAATTGTTTGCCAAAGCCTTTCCAAAACTCTTTTGTGGACATCATTCCCCATCCCTGACGAAATGAAAATGAAAAGTCCCCTCCGGCCATTAAAGCCTGCGGCGCACCTGCTACGTTCAATGCCAAATCCCGCCAAGTACCGCTTTTAGGAACAAGCGAATGAGTATAATCCTGCAAATCCATAACAGCATTACCATATTCAATCCAGCTTGAGCGGTTTTCTGGAGTCCTTGTATCTCTTAAAGATTCCGCTTTTTTAGCTAAATCCGCTATTTGTTTTGCTTCTGCGTAAGTTACATCAATTCCGAGTTTAGCAGACGCTAAATCTTCAAGGAACATTTTTTCTTCGGCAGGATTCAAAATTTTTTCCATTTTATTTATTCTGGAAACAATATCTTTTTGGACTTCAGGTTTCATACCAGATACCTGTTTTGCCCAAGTAACCATACCTCTTTGAAAATCTTTGAGGATTATTTTGCTCTCAAGAAGTGCATTTACTCTTGTTCCGTGTTCCGAGCCAAACATATCAGAAAAGTATTTATGCCTCTGTTCAGAAGTCATTTCTTTCATTTTTTCGGGCGTAATATCTCCGCTCTTGAGCTTTTCAAGAAACGGATTAGCCAAATGTTGAGGTAAGCACCAAGCCATTAGTTACACCTTATTTGTTCAATAAATGAAACCCAATCAGGTCTTCTGCTACCAGATTTTTTAACAGTGTCCATAACTTCTTTTCTTATTCTTTCTTTCATAGTATCTATTTTTTCGCCTTTTCTTAATCCTCGTTCAACAGCTTTTTCTCTGGCCTTAACCACGTCCCTTATCTGCCTGACGGGAGAATAAACACTTGCCGTATCAGCGGCTTTTATTTCACGCCCATATTCACTTAAAATAGTTGGAATGGTTGATTGAGTGGCAAGACTTCTTAATGTTTCAATATCATTTTCTTTTGTAGCCCTGTTCTCAACAGCCTTATAAATGCTCGCATCTTTTAATCCAGAAGGCGGGGCTTCAAGTCCTAACGCCATTTTCTTGGCCAATTCGTAATCCTTATTCATAGTTTCAACGGCCTTTGTTGCCTGTTTTTTCATAAAACCTTCAGTCTTTTCGTATCCTGCAAGTTCGCCAAATCCTTCCGTAAGTTTCGCCTCTATCGCCGCTTCTTCCGTTCTCTCGGCAAGTCTGCTCGGAGTCTTACCTTTTATAATCTGGATTTCCGGTGCTTTAGTTATATCAATGACCTCTGCCTGCTTGGTTGTTCCCTTCCCCATCTCGACTTCTTTGGCAGGTTTTACCTCTTTTGATTTTTCAAGTTTTATCGCCGGAGGCGTAATAGTCTCTTTGGATTTAATTCCCATAGCCTTTTCTTGGTAGCCAGTTAAAAATGCGCCAAGCAGGGTTTGAACGCCTATGTCCGTTGCGCTCCCACCCATTAAAGCAGTATCAATTCCAAAAGTAGAAGCACCCAAAGAACGCCTTACATAAGGATTTTTTATTACCGAAAATACATTAAGAAGTTTTCCTAAAATATATCTATTAACTGCGGATTTTGCACCGCCCCATAAAGCAGACTTCCCCTCTTTGTCTGCCTGTGCTGCGCCAGTGGCGAAAGCGTATGGAACACCAGCGCCAAATTCATAAGCGCCCGGAACGAAACCTCCCGCAACTTCGCCGACAAGCCTTTCTACACCGTTTGCGCCTTGGTCTTTCAGGACTTTCTCCCAAAATTCGGCTTTTTCTGCAAATGCTCCGCCAAGTCGCCTGAAAAATCCGCCTTTTTCTGGTTCGGACAATCCAAACTTGTTTCCTATTAAATTGGCAATATCTTCAATACCACTTAAAAATGTATCAGTTGCGGTCAATGCCCCCTTATATGTAGCAGGCAAAATGCTCGTGCTTTTGAAAAATGTTTGTTCACCGTATAATTTGGCGGCCACATCTTCTTGACTTGGTTGCGCCAGTTCCATAGCCTCTGTTTCGGAATATCCCTTTCTAATCCAATACGATACATCGTTCATAGTTAGCGGTTTTTCGGGTTCTACAATATGTTTATCGACAAAATCAAGTGGAAGTTGCAGGCCTTGAGCTTTTTTATAAATTTCATTAGCCCTGTCCATTGCCTGCGAGTCGCCAATAGTAGGATAAACAAAACTTGCAACAAAACGAGCGTTTTGTTCCTCTGTGGGCATAGATTCCCATTTGGAACTTCTGTCTTGTTCCGTTGCAACAGGCATAGATTCCCATTTTGCCATTACTGTTTTATCCTTATCGTTCCATCAGGGGCTTTAAATCTTTGCCCTGTTTTTATTTTATCTAAATCTTCATCGCCTTTTATCCTGACAGGCGAATTTTTTATAGCTTCTTCGTATTGTTTTTTGACTCCCCTGCTTGATTTGGAACTATATTCTATAAGAAGGTCTTGTGCCTGATTTCGTTTTTCATCGGCAGAAAGATTATTATTTTTAGATATGAAACTTAAATCATTTTCGTATTGGTTTGCCCACCATAAATCCTGTGGATTAAAACCAAATTTGGCCTCTATTGATTTTTTACCCCTTGCCGCCCATTCATCATAAAATTCCTTCTGCTGCGGAGTAAATCCTATGCCGGCCATATTCCTATATCTGGTTTCATCGCCCTGATTGATAACCTTTTTCCATTTTGCTATTCCGGTCTCAAGTTCTTCAGGTTCTTTCTTGCCACTGGCAATATCTAATGATAATTGCGTAAGTTCGGTTTCTGAAATTTTAGCATCGTCTTTGGCTTTTGTAATACTTGAGTTATAAATCAAAGTCTCTGCCTGTTTGACCGCCGTATATATTTCGGCGGACGATTTTTTATCTATGCTTCCGTTCGCTATTATATTTCTGGCAACAACGGCAAAATCATTTTTAAATTTCGGGTCTGTTATAAGTTCGCTTTTCAAAAGAGCCGCCTGTTCTTCCGGCACGCCCTCTTTTGACATCTTCAGGACTTCGTTAAAAGTTTTTGTATTTATAGATTTGTCTTTTATGGCAGAAAATAAATCCTGATTCAGATTTTTATACGCACCGTACCAAGTCATAATAGCTTTATTAAATAAATCCTGCCGAACAGACTGGTCAACATCGACATCAGGAATATCCTCTTTAAAGTTTTCGGAAAACCACTCTATATTTCTAAACCAAGCCATTTTTCCGGCCTCTCCGGTAGGGTCAAGCTGTGAATTCTTTATAATCGCACTCGCTTCATCAAATTTATTCTTGGTAAGTAAATCCAGCGCAGTGTTACCAATGTCATTTTGATATTGTTCCTGCTCCTTTTTAAATTCCGCTTCCTGTATTCTTATTCGGCTTCTGCCGTAATCTAATAAATCCTCAACGTCTTTATCTGACAATAAAGAAGATGGAATAAACGCATTCTTGCCCTGCTGACGCAGTGATTTTACGCTTTCCAAAGCAGTCAATGCTTCTATGGGGTCAAGAGCTATTTTGTCTTCCCAACCGGATATTGCGTTCTGATTACGCTTTTTAATACCCTGTTCTTCGGCGATTCGTAAAACTTGTTTATATCTTGCTTTTTCAACGCCACTTGACTCATATTTCCCATTAGCGAAAAAAGCATTATCAAGTTTTCTTCTTGATTCGGCTATTGCGGCTTTGCCTTCAACGGTATTTGTATCAGCAGTTGCCCAAGCATCTTGATAATCGCTTATCGCAAGCGCCTGCGTATCATCCTTTATTCTTCTTACAGACGCAGTTTCGGTCTGTGCCAAATCAACGTCAAATTCTCCTGAAATCCTGTTTTCGCCCTGACCAGAACCAAATAACTTTGTAGAAACCAGACTTCTTGCATTATCGGTAAAAGGTAAGACCGAAACCTGATTCTTAACTTTCTCCATTTCCTCCTGAAGATTTTTGCTCCATAAATCGGGAGAATTGCTCTCTCTGAATTTCATATTATTGGCAAGGGCGTTTCGATACAGATTACTCGCCTGAAGTTCGCTTCTCGTATCTATTAAAGTGGTTTTGCGTTTCTGTATTTCAAACAGTGTTGCGCCAAGACCCATTAACGCCTGTCCGGTTCGTTCTACGCCCTGCATTGCCTCTTTTTCTGCGCCATAGGCAGGGGACATCATATCCGGAGAAAGCTGAACCGTGTTCACGTTTTCAGATAATTGTCTGTCTGTATAATTTACTGGAAATTGAGGCATTAGAACATTCCTATCCCTGTTGGGTCTGTTTGTGCTTTTTGAGGCCACTGACTTGCCGCACCGCCGAATCCCTGAAGAACCGTTGCAGCGGCCTGCCAATAAGAAGCACGTTTTGCCATTTTACCTGCGTATCTGAACATTTCGCCCTGCCCAATATCAAATTTAGCGGAAGTTTCTAACTGTTGCTGTTTGACCAAACTTTCATATCCAATCAAAAGATTTTCAAGTTCATCTTCTTCTTTTTGTTTTGCAAATACCTCCACTGGTGGAAGTCCGCCAGACATACCTGCTCTTGCCTGCGTGGTACTCAAACTGCGTTCAGCCGTTTCTGCCTGTCTTGTCTGCGTAAATTGAGATACTTGTTTTATCTGCTTGGCGTTCTGTCTCTTAACCGCAGCGTTATAATTCATTATGTTCTGTTGGGTCTTGCCCTCGGCCTCGGCAATCCTGCCCTCTTGAAGTTGGCCTGTTGCGGTTATAATAGAACCTGCACCAGTCAATCCCATACTCAAAAATGAAGCCATTACATCATCCTTACATACATAATTGCATTGCCGTCAGGAACAAAATCTTTCATAACACTTTCGACTTTAAATCCTAAGTGTTCTGCGAACCTCTGCGCTTCGGGAAAACTCTCAAGAACATAGGCTTGAAGCCTTTTAATACCATAAATATTCGCCTGTTTTTCAAGCCATTTCTTGACTGTCTTATAAGATAAATGAATATGATTTATTCCTTCTTCTGTCAGTTCTACCCAAGCCCAAGCGGTACAAGGCGTTATAATAATAAATCCGCCCATTAACAGTAACTTGCCGTCAAGTTCGAGAACATCGGCTATGCAGACAGTATTTTCAGAACCCACGAAACCTCTGCTTACGCTTAAACTGCGTATCTTGGCAAGGTCTTGTTCAGTTACCTGTCTTATCGTATAATTTATATTTTGTTGTTGCATTTTTATAAATATCCTATATAATAAAACGAGCCATTTACAAGAATTGACCTTGTAAATGACTCTAAACACAACTTACTTATAAGGAGTAAATTATGTCTGAACCAATCATAACAAAAACCTGTTGTACTTGCAAACAAATCAAGAATATTTCCAATTTTCATAAATGTAAAAGTTTTCAAGATGGTCTCTTTGGTCAATGTAAATCCTGCAAAGCAAAATCCCAAAAAAAATATCGTAATACCAAAAAAGGCAAATTGTCTCACCGCAAAGGTAATAAAAAGTATAGTCAAACTACAAAAGGAAAAGAATTCGCGCGTCAAAGAGAAAAAAAATGGCGAAATACCACAAATGGTAAAATAATTCGCCAACATTATTTTCAAACAGACCGATACAAAACCATCCAAAAAAACTATCGGAAAACTGAAAAAGGTAAAATAATTCGTAAACAACAATCCCAAAATAACTATGCAAAATACCCAGACAAAAATCACGCTCGTGATGCTGTAAAATATGCTGTTAAGCAAAAAATATTGCCTAATATAAAATCCCTTAAATGTTTTTATTGTCATAAACAAGCCACTGTATATCATCATTATAAAGGATATGAAAAAATATATTATCTTACCGTAAAACCAGTTTGTTATGTTTGTCATTGTAAACTTCACAAATCAACGTCCTGTAATAGAAACTCTTGGCAATATCGCCTTTACAGTACACGGATATATCCCATTTCCAGTAATTAAAATATTTGTGTCAATATCGAATCCGCCGTTAATATTTACCACTTTATCACCGGTAAATAAATTAGGCGGACTGCTATAAGGTTCTGTTGTCCTGAAATCTATATCAAATAAATGGTCTTCATCTACACCATATTGAACGCCTAACGTATCAAGAAAACTAATCGAAACTTCGGCGACTTTTTTAATTGTTCCGTGCATTGCGCCGTCTCTTGACGGAACTTCAAGACTTACAGGTGAAAGTTTATAAGTATATGACAGTCCGACAATAGCGTATGTAACTTCTTCAGGCAAAGAAATCTGTCCGCCCAAAACTACTCTATCAGGAAACTCTGCGCCATTACCATTGATTTTAACGGTTTTGCCCTCTAAATGGTCAAGTCCTGTCAGGGTAGTTGTCGCTACGCCGTTATAAATAAGTCCGCAATCGACAAAGAAGCAATCCTTTTTATCAGCACCCCAATATCTTGGCTGCATTTGCTCTACATAATGAACTTCAGAACCGTTTATAGTTCTTTTGACGCATAAAGTTATTACATCTTCATTGTCGGCAGGAGTTACACAAAACGATTCCGCGAAACCATCACCGCCGAGAGGATGTTCCGACCAAGCTATTACATTCTGTTCTCGCTCATAAGTCATAGAAGCAATAACTCCATCGGAAAAAACGCACCATATAATCGGGTCTGGATTCTTCTGATACGCCCAATCAACTATCGTTCTGTCTTTGGTTATATGTTCGGCCAGAGAGTTCATATCCAAAGCCAGATACTTGTCCTTTTCGTAATTAAATGTCATTTCTCTTATCTTTTTATTAACAAAATCAACGAAAAGAACAGCATCTCCCGCCAATATAGTCTGTATAGGTGCACAACCTCTTGTAGTCTGCCGCCTGATTGTATAATTCGTTGGAGTTATAGGCGAATCATAAGAAGTTGACCTTAATCTGTATTCCGAGCCTGAAGTGCCTATAAGAACAGAATTAGACGAAGCTATCCACTGAATAGCATCCCTATCGCCTGCGTCTATTGTTATTGCAAACGAATCTGCGTCATTAACACCGGCCTCAAAGTTTTCATAATCATCTACAAGACTTAGCCATAATCTTTGCGGTTCAAATATAGAGCCGCCATATATAACTCGCCCGCCAAAAAAGTTAAACGCTCTCGGATAACCTCTCACATCAGACCACGAGCCTTCATACCACCTATTTGTTATTCCTTTGTCTCCGTCAGAAGTCTTATAAGCAAAATCTGTTATAACCGTAATCTCTGCCTCTGTTGCTGAATTAACGGCAGTTATTCTGCATATACCGTTTTGGGTACTGTCGTTTATTCTTAATGTTGCAGAACCAGTACCGCTTGTTAATGAAACCAAAGTAATACGATAAACAATATCATCGTCTTTTTCAGTAAAAGATGCCTGAATATTACTGCCCTGATTTACATAAGTCCTATACGTTTCCCAATTAGTACCGTCTTCCTGACGTTCTATCCTTATCGTTCCAGACCAAGGCCCGCCTGTAGTATCAAAAGAAAACGCACCTTTTATCGGTATAGAAGAACTCGACCCTGCGCCGGTTATTGCAAGCGTTACTTCAGTTACCACTCTTGGCATTGTAAGTTTAAATAACGCCCCGATATGACCGTCCTCAAATATATCATCAGAAGCGGTTAAAGTTCCTGTTCCAGTAGTTACTGACGGAGTGAGCGTAATATCATCATTTCCATTTATTAAATCAAGGTCGTGCCTTTTAAGGAACGGGCCTTTAGTAAACTCTATTTCGTCAAGCGAAAAACTTGTTGCGGTTAATCTTGACAATTTACTTGGCGGGTAGTTCTGGTGAGTAATCCACATAACATCGTTAGACTGATGAAATTGCAAACTGAATAAATCATCTTCTATATAAGGTGTAGTAATCTCAACAGGGTCGTCATCATCATCCAGAAGAAGCGCACCGTCATAATAAAATCTTGCTTTCAAGGCCGTGAACTCTACTTGATAAGCAATAGAAGAAGAATAAATAAAATCTACCATATTGGCCTTGCCGAGTGCGGTGTTTACATACATAGTACCCGGTCGCCTTTCGGCAGGGCCGTAAATCAACGGTATCATATTCTCAAGAACACGGCAACCGGACGAATGTTTTTCAATATCCGTCCTCTTATCCGCCTTTGGACTTATGAGACCTGAATTAAATGATAGTATTGGTATATTCATTCGTTATAAATATATAATTGCTGTGTTTGTACGGCTACAAGAACATCTGATACTTTGTTATAAATCATAGTAAGAGTATATTCTTCAGTCCCATCCCATTCGAGTTTTCCGTTATAAATAACACGGTCGCCAACTGCCGGAATCGCACCGGCCATAACATAAATAGTTACATAATAAGTATCAGCATCGATTTCGGGGAAGTCCGCAGAATAAAAACCGTTACCCTGTTCGGTTAAAGCAATATCATAATCGCCGATATTACCATCATCCCACGTCTCAAAAGTTGCACCATTATAAACAGTAGCATCAGATTTTAGACGGATTATGGCATATAAATCTGCGCCAGTTCCATAATTACACCATATTTCATTAGCCATATCAATCCGTCAAATCCACTACTGTTATTGCGCCGCTATTCAATTCTATTCTATAATATTTTCCGTCAGTCTGGTCTTTTAAGATTATTCCTTTAAATGCCTTCGGCGAGTCATCATCGTTTTTACCAACGTAATAAGTATCATCCGTTGTTGGTTCTACTCCGCCGGTAGTTGTCAGTCCGGTAACTCCGAGAGTTAAATCGCACAATACTGCATCGGCAAATTGGAATCTATCCTCATCCTCCATCCAAGTCAGAATACCATCATTTGTTTCACCATCAAATTTTAAAATGTAATCTATGCCGGCTGTTCCATTTCCTATCGTTAAGGATGAAGCTGTTTTTGACCCTATAACAATGTTTCCATTGCTATTTGCAGAGAATAAAACATTCGCAGAACTGTCCCGAACAAACAATGAGCGTACTCCGGCATTATCTCCCAAATCGAGAAATATGTTATTATGCGAAAGAAAATAAATGTAACTTGATGCCCCGGGTTCATATATCATATTCCCTGAAGAAACAAACTGCCCCTGCCCTGAACCGTCAACTCGAAATTTAATGTAAGATGTAATCTTGTCATCATACCCGAATATATTTATTCCGGCATTGTCGTTTCCCTGGCTAAGTTTTATCCCTTCCGAACTTCCCCCGATTACAGTTAATGCCTGATTCGCTACAGCAACAGTTCCAATTCCTAATCCTGCAAATTGCGGACTACTCGTTGTTTTTACCGCTTGGTCAAAATATGTCGAAAATCCTGAAAAACTGCTTAAACTTAGTTTGTAAATATTTGATGGTGCTGACAAATTGACATCAGCAAGCTGCGGACTGCCTGAATTGTACCAAACAGTATAACAGGGGTCTGTTTCGTAGAACCACGTTGGATATGGGTCAAAAGCAAGACAACTTGCTGTAAGAACAAGAATTATAATAAGTTTTTTAATCATTCTGTTCAAACCTTCCCCAATTTAGTCCGGTAGTCATAGTCCTTGCCTGATTCCAGCTTACCGAGCCTGACGAATTAGATTCCTGACGATTTACTCTTTGCGCCTTTCTTTCCGATATATTGAATTCATTTTGCAACTTATCGAGAAGCGACTGACTAACATAACCTGTACCAGCAATAGCTGGAAGTATTTTAATAGCAAGTTTAAGTACGCATAATTCTGTAAATAACTCATCAAATTCGGCAGGGTCTTCGATATTAGCGACATACTCAATTTGAATATCGCTATAATCAGTTAAAATCTGACTGCCCTCAAGACTATACGACTCATTATCTACGTCATAAACTTTCTTGAGTCTTATGTAATCGTTGGGCAAATCGAAGGCGTTATCCCAACCGTGATTTGGCGCAGTAGTATTTTTAGACAACGAAGCCCGTTTAATAGCGAAATTCCACTCATAAGAACGAAGCAGAACCTTTTTGACTCTGTCATAATGAAGTCGGCATTGTATAGCCTCAACCGAAGTGTCGGTTTCGTAATCATTAAGCCTTGCGCCGCCTATTCGCCCTATGGCCTCATTCGATATAGTTGTCTCTATCGCCATTTATAATTCCTTAAAATAAGGGCGGGATTTCCCGCCCCATTATTATTGAGCAGTCATAGTTGCGCCAGAGGCAAGAGGTATATACCTGACATAGAAAGTAATAGCACCAGTAGCAGAAGTCGAAACAACAGCGGCTAATTCCAAAGAACCGGCGGGAACAATAATCCCGCTTGTCGTAGCACAACCAAGAGCAACGCCATTATCGGTAGCAACTAAATCGGCAGCCACAGTTCCGTTCCAAGTGTAAAGTGCACCAACAGCATCTCCGTTAATCTCAAGTGCCGTGCCATCTGTGCCAAAAGGAGTATCAGACGACGGGACAGTAGGGTCGAAATTGTAGTTAATCAGACAGCTTTTAGCCTCAATCTGCGTAGTTACATATCCTACAATCTCAATAATTTTTACCGGCCCGCCAGCAACAGTAAACAGGTTGTTGTTTCCGTTGGCGATAGTGGTAAGGACTTTAGAGGCACTGTATTCAGCGACAGGTTGCATAGCTGCGGTATCGGCCTCTATTGCGTCTATTGAGGCTTGTGTGGCAGTAAGAAGATTCGCACCACTTGCGCCAGTTAATATATCTAAATCATTCTGCATTGTGGTAATCGTTCCGGGAATCGTAGTGCCGGTATCAAGCAATATCGCATCTAAATCCACTTGGTCGGCAGCGTTTAACGTATCAATGTTGTCCCTAATAGCCTCAAGCGAATCAGTGGTATTATTATATGATGTTTTAATAGGAGAAGCTGATTTAGACATAATAAACGCCATAATAGACTCGGTAGCCACTGAATCGGGATAAGTCAAAGACGCTGTTCTATCATCTGCGGCAATTAACTTATCAAGTGAATCGGCCTCGATAGCGTCAGTGGCCTCGCCTTCAATGGCGGCCAGAGCAGTAGCGTTCCAAGAAACTGTACCATCGCTTAACGGAACTTTGGCAAGTAAATCTTCTAATGCCTGACCATAAGTACCTGCACCACCGTAAGCAGAGACAAGAGCGTTCCATAAAGCGGTAGCATATTCGGCGTTAGTATCAAACGCAGCAGTATCGGCCAAAATATCGTCAAGGTCGGTGTGCGCCAAGTCAAGAGAAGCCTTAATATTGTCGTCCTGTGCAGCACCGCCAACAGGGCCGGTAAATGCACCAAGTTTGTAGTCGGGTATCGCACCGCCAATAGGCGTAGCATTTAGCACCGCCGCAAATAACAGGACGATTAAAAATACAATCTTTTTCATTGTTTATTTCCTTTCAAAATAAGGGGGCAATTAAGCCCCCTATTAAAATTATGGAAGCATCAAATTAACAAGGCAGTATTCAGTATGCGCTACAAACGAGACAACAGTACCATAAACGGCATCTGTACCATCATTTGCCACCAAACCTACCGAACCCGCAGTACCGGCAGTACCGGCCTTGCCGCAAGGTTCACCTACTACTATTGTATCGCTTGCATCAACAAGACAGCAGGCAATACCCCTGAATTGCGCCCAATAGTAATAACCGGCAGGAATAACAGCCATAGTAATTCCGACCGCAGGCGCATCAAGAGTCGTGGGATTGACCTTTGTATCCCTACACATATTTTTGACGATTGAAATATCGTCAGTTGCGGCTATTGCAGTTCTAACCCCGCCTTCATCGGCGATTTCTACCATCATTACTGTATCGGAAGTAATCCAATAGTTGTCTTTGATGATATACATACTGCCGCCAGCAACGCCAGGCGTTGAAGCATTGACATATAAATACCCGTCAATAAGTTCGTGGTCGGAAATAGCGTTTCCGGTGGCAACTAAAATATCAAACTTTACTTCACCAGCTGATACACCATAAGCAGTTTGAACATTTCCAAGCTGTTGAGCGTCAATAGGTTCTGCACACTGTATAAGAGCCTTTGCCGAACCTGTACCACTGTCCTTGCAATACCTGAACTTGCGGCCATCGTTAAACTCCAATATCTCGCCGAGCATAAACTTCTGGGTCGAGTGAGGAGTAAAAATATTAAACTCAGATTTTAATTGAGACGGTTCTATAATTTTGTTCCGTCTATACGAATTGTTGTAATTTGTATAACTCATATTTACCTTTCTTTTATCAAGACCAATTGGTCATTTACTGACATTCAACTACACATACTAAATCTTCGTCAAATCTCATTGCACCGGCGTTCATATGAACATAAACCTGCTGAGAATGAGATAAGTCGGCTCTGTCCGAAATCTTAACTGAAATACTATCTTGAACACCAAGAACAATTCCGTCTTTCAGCCAAGCCCAACATTTGTAAACACTGGTATCGCTGTCAACGTCATTGCTCGAACCCTTGACAACCTTATTGGAGATAATCCAATTTATACCGTGCCAATTAGGAACGATACGGCCAGTGGCAAGAGGGGCTGCGCCACCGGAATAATCCTTGTTTACATATTCGGCCTGACCAAAAAGATTTGTCGCCTGACGAGGCGAAATCATACAGAAAATCGGTGAATCTTCGTCAACCTCGTTATAATTAAAGTATTCTTTAATCAACTCGGCCTTTTCGATAGTCATACCAGTATCCGAGGCCGAACAGTTGCCCTCCGAACAATCGTGAGGTATTGTACGTCCGCCGCTTGTAGGTGTGTACTTGACATTACCATTCATCGCAGCCCAAGTAATTGTGGTAGTCGCTTTGCGTCTGCCCGAATAAACAGCAGCATCAAAAGCAGCCAGAACTATATCGTCATACTTGCGATTTACGCCTCTGGTGAATGCCGTAACAATGTCAGATGTCGGATTGATAATACCCGACAAATCATCGTCTTTATCATACAGCCAAGCATTGTGATATGGGTCTGTTGATACCCAGCGTCTTCCAGCTGATACATCGGTAGTGGGTGTTGCTACATTTCGACCTGTCTTTGGAACAAGGTCAAGTTTACCCATATAGTTGAACGCTTTGTCCTCTGCGCCAAGCAGTGATTCTTCAGTTACAGAACTTCTAAATTTAGAAATTTTCTGCTGCTGAACGTGATATAGAGTATTTTTGAACTGGTCGATAAACCATTCAGGAATACCCGCAGTTAAGTTAATAAACATTTTTATTCCTTTCTGAAAAATTTTTAATGTACATTCCAACTGTTTTTCAGAAAGATTGTCCTTAACGGGTCTTTCCTGCTTTAACGTCCGATTTTGACGTGCGGTTTACCGCAATTTTCGGGTGGCTTTCGCCATTATCCACTAATATACTTTGGGAAGTCCTTTCGGATTATTTCCCATTACTTTTTCTTTTATGCAATTCTGTAACCTGCTGAACAACAGCATTATGGTTCGGATGTTCTCTTTTGTTATATGCTTCAGAGGCCATAAGTTCGTTTATCTTAGTCTTAATTTCGTCTTTTGTAACCGCAGGCGAAGCATTAGGTTTTATATTTCCGTGTTCTGCGAAATTTGCACCAAGATTAGCCATTGCTTCAATAAGGTCTGCATCCCTGTTAATAATATTTATCAGTTTGTCCTTTATCTCTTTATTGCCATTGGATGCTTTTTCTATCGCAAGATTGCCGAAATGAGACTTCTTTTCATAGTCATCACCCCATTTACCCTGAACCGTAGATTGGGCAGTCTCATAAGAAGCCTCAATAGCTTTAATCTGCGCAGCAGCTCTTGCATTTTCTATTTCAGCGATAGTATCAATAACTTTCTGCGATGCGCCGACTTTGTGAAGTTTCTCAAGCGAAGAGTTTATAAGACCATCATCCCATATTTCAGGCGGCAGTTTTTCATCTTTGGCAAACTTATAATCTGACGGTTTCTCCGGTCTGCCTACCGCCTTATAGAAAGCGTTCTTTATATCGTCCGGTGCATTATCGTCCGGTATTTCTACGAGTTTCTTTTTATCCAGTCCTATCAACCTTTGCTGATTGACAACAGTTCTGGCAAGGTCTGGCAGTTTTTTGAAATTCATAAGAGTTTTATCGCCCCTTATGTCTTCAGGTAAACTCTTCCGCCAATCTTCGCTAAACGAACCATCTTGCCCAATAATACTCTTCGCCTCAGGAGTTGCTGGCAATTGCGGTGTTTGAGGGTCAGGAGTTGTCCCTGTCGGGGCTGCTGATTGTCCTTCTAAATTTTCCATTATTTTTTCTTTCCTTTCTTTGGTTTTTCTTCCTGTTTAACTTCCTGATTGATTTCTGTGGTTTTTACAGGCTCAGCTTTGTGAACTTTATTCCATTTAGGTATTAACGACATCTTTGTTCCTTTCTAAATCAATATTCATCATTTTTTCTATATACAAAATTACGCTTCTTTGAGCCTCGTCATAAATAACCTGATTAGGATTTATATTAGTCTTATCGAATATGCTGCTTTTGAAATAGTTACTCTTTTTCTTTAAATCATAAAGAATCAACTGTCCGTCAACAGTATTCCACAATCTTTGATGAGCAGCGGCAAGTTCGTTAAATTCTTTTTGTCTTATATCTGTCATTTAATTGTATCCATAAGTTCTCCGGCTGGGCTTCCTTTTTCAGGTGCGCCGGTAGTATCTTTATATCCTTTAGTAAGTGTTTCAGTCGCAAGTCTTTCCTGTTCGGCCTGCATTTGCGCAGCTCTGGCCTGACGCTTCCGGTCTATCTCGTCCTGAGAGGCAATAACTTCTTCATTAACACCATACGCTCTGGCAAGATTGATATTTCCTCTGTCAAGATTTACAATATCAAGTGCATCGATAGAGAACTGCGAAGTCTGGGCAACAAAAGAAAGCCATTCCTTATAAGCCTGTGCCTGCTGATTGCGTAATGCAAGGGCGAGAGGCCCTACATATTTAATATCGAAATTAACGCCCTGAATTTCAGGAGGCGGTGGCATAACAATCCCGTTTCTTATAAGAATTTTTATACATCTCGGTATAAGAGTATTAAACAGTTCTCCGTATAATCTTGCAACCGGCATTGACAGTCTCTTTAGTCCGGCCTTAACCCTTTCAGAGATTTCAAGTGTAGTTCTCCTGTCTCCTTTAAGGTCGATTAACTGATTAAGAACGTCGGAATAAAAAGCCTTTTTAACTATTTCCTGCTTGTACTCAAGTATTTCTTTTGTAATCGGAAAATTCCCATTCTGGTCTAACATCGCGCGAGAGGCCGGAAGCTGGCCTACGAAATTAGCTGCGCCCGGATACGTTCTCGGAGTACCCTCGAAAGTATCAAGATATTCTCTTGGAGGATTATTGTGAAGATTAGCGCAGTCTATAAGTCCTGCATCCATAGCCTGAAGCATTTTAACTACTGGCAGTATTTCAGTACCCTGACCCCTTCCCATTGTCTCTGATGAACTTTTCATCCATCGTGGAACGTGGAATGAGAATTCCTCGAAACCGCCCTCGTCCACAACCAGTTTTTGTTCTATATTTACAAACTTAGATTCAAAAGGCATATTCCTACCATCACTGGCTCTTGTGTTCCTTGATTCCCTGCGCCTTACAGAATGTATAAATGTGAAAACATCGTTCTGTTTCTGTGGATTATTATAAGCGGCGAGTATTCTTTCGCCTATATTGGTTGTACCCCATTCCCTTACCGCCTGATTTGCCGTATAATGAAACTTCACCAGAATACCATCGACAAGACCCTTGCTATTCTCAAAAACTACATAAGTTCCTATCGGGTAATCACAGAAGTTAAGAGCAGTATCCACTCCTGACATTCCGCCTTTTCTGGTGGTAAGGCCGAACTCGGAATACATATTGCCAGTCCCGAACACTATCAGAGACCTGATACACTCATTGAGCTGAAGAATAAAATTAGACCTGAAAAGCTCGTTGTGAGTTGCGTCTATCAGATAACCTAAATACTTGCGGATATTATCACTATTTATTTTTCTGTCAATTTCTATCTCGAAGAATCTCTGCCCGGGCGGGACTACTATACTCGATAAATCGGAGGCCATATTCTGGGACTCCATCTTGGCGGTAACGTCGTAAATAATATTAGTTTTCGCTTCGCCCGGAGTAGTAGTATTGGTAATCTGGTTGCACAACGGGTACATAAGGTCGGACGTTTCCTGCCACAAAGACCTGAAATTGCAGTTTTCCGGCTTATTGTATTCAGAATCAAAAAGATTAATAATTTCGTTAGCGTTCATTATCCGTATAATACTTTCTTACCCTTTGTTTCAGGCTCTAAATCTCCGGTTATTACAGTTTTAGCCCTTCCTGATTTTCGTTCCTGCTGTTTCGTTTCGGTCTCACCTGTTTCTGTGGGAACTTGTGGAACTGCAACCGGTTCAGGAACAGCCGGAGGAGTATAGACTTTTGGCTTTCCGTACATTTTATCCAATATTTTTCCTGCTACACTTCCCATAATTATATCCTCAAATCGTCATATACTTTTTTCTTATGAACAATTTTAACATTTCCGTCTTCGTCAATCCTTTCTCTTATATGATAGATATACGGCCTTTCTCGCTTCTGGAAACGGCTTGTCAGTGGCTGTATTTCCGGTTTTTCAATTCTATCTTGCAACATAATTATATCCTTTGATATTCAAAATCGCTTTTTTCAGGTCTTGCTTTTGCGCGAGCGTCATTAGTAATAGGAAGATAAAAACTGCTTGCGGCCAGAAGAAAATAGTTAAGAGCATTCCTGTAATGCTCCTGCTGGTCTCCGGTAGGTCTATACCTGTAAGTTATCGTTCCTTTGCGCTTGTCCTTTTCCTCGAACTTTGCGCAGTTACAACACTGACGGGCAAATTCCTCGATTTCAGGACATTGTCTCGGAAGTTTAATTCTACCCTCTGTAAACAACTTATGGGTAGCATCAAATACTCCGGTTCTATGCGCCTTTACTATACCTGTATCTTCGTTAAATCTCGATTCCTCAATCATTGAATCCGAATACTCACAGAGGAATGTTCTATGACCGGAAGATTTCTGATAACCACGAGCCTCGTCCTCGTAAGGTCTTATATCTATACAATCACTTTTAACGTTAAATCTTTTCGCTAAATCGTAAACATCGTTAAAGGTCTCAACCTTTGCAACTTTTAGTATTTCAAATCTGTTTTTTGCTATTTTAATTCCAATGACAACGTGCTTAATTTTACCAACATCGATACCCATAGCAGTCTTCTCAATACTCGACGCACTCATCATATTATTGCCGCAACAGGCAAGAACATCAGACCTTGACAACTTATCCTCTTTGGCTGAATAAGCAAGACCAAGTCTCTGTCTGTAAACATCGGCAAGATTCCCCTGCGGAGGATTTGAAAACGCTTCCAGCACTTCGGCTGGGTCAACTAATACATTTGAAAGCTGACTCAAATGATAACCGGACATATAGTTAGATTTAGACGGAAAATCGGCAACCCATTGACCGGTACACTCGCCATTCCACAATTTAACCTCTTTGCCGCATTTATCGCATCCTATAAATCCTATTCCGTCAGGTCGAATCTTAACGCAGTTAGGAAAACTTTTCTCAGCACAAGTCCAATGCCCGCAACCACACTTCCTAAACCAATACCTCTGGTCGGATTGTTTGAATATCAGGTCTATACCAAAATCCTCGTGAGATGGATTGCCAAGATAAGACTCTTTCTTAATTGGAGACGAAGCCATACTATTTACAAATTTCTCAATTACATTTAAATCCATAAAGTCAACTTCATCGAGAACTATCTTATCCGCAGGAAAAGCGGACAATTTACTTGATGTATTTTCGTCTGTATCGCCTATCTTCTGGCTTTGACGCGCACCTCTTAAAATAAGAAACGAATTGCGAACCTTTTTAAGCGTCGCAGAGTCAGTGTCCCTAACATATTGGCCTATTGCCAAATGATTTGCTTTTATTAAAGGGCTGAACCTGCTTTTGCCAAAATCGCCAACCTCATCACCAGTTGGAAATATGTGAGCAACGCCCAACTTATACTCCTCATATATCATACCCCTTAAATCATCCAAAACCTCAATCTCCGTAGCACCAAAAGACTGCCGAGCCTTTTTATAACACTTACGCCTCGCCTTAGAACTCATCGGTTCTTTCTGGTACTCGTGATTGGTAAACGAAAATTCACCAGCCTGCAACTTAATCTTCTTGAGCAACGCCCAATATGCAGTATTAACAGAAGCCACCATTTCAGGAGTAATATCCATTATTTACCAAAATAAATATAAACAGTCAAATTGTTAGCATCGTTACAATCGGTAACAGTAATAGTATGACCACCGCCAGTAGGAACACCCAAACCAACATTGCTATTCTGGGTCAAACATTCCAAAACATAGTCAAAACTGCCACCGCTTAACTTATTCTCAAAAACAGCATAATTGGCATCACTGACATCCTTTAATACAATATCACCGTCAGAATCATTGCTATCGCCACTAACAACCACACGCAAGACCTTGCCACTAAAATCAAATGTAGCAGTCTCACTATCACCAATATCAGTCCATACCATCTTCAATATGGGATAATTTCCCTTCTGCACCCAATCAGAACTAAAACCAACAGCGTTAGTACCAACCTTATTGGCAGCACCTATACAAAGCAAACCAACCAATACCAAAATAACTATATACCTTTTCATATCAACTTTCCTTATTAAAAAAGTCTGAAAAACTAACACCCAACTCTTTTACAATTTTTATATTGCCAGCGTTTATACGCCAAAATGTATCAGCAGAAACTTCAAACTGCTCGTAAGCACTATCCACATAAATCGTATCATCCTCAATTCTCATTTAACTTTCCTTTAATTATGGACAAAATTAGTAAAGAATCTCAAAATAGGGTTATATTGAGAGGGAGAGAATGCAGACGAAAGCCCCCGCCTCGTTTGGGGGTCATAGGGGGTCTGACTTAGATTTTTTTTAAGCATTAACGACCTCTGGTATGGACTGGACGGCAAGCAGGCCAAGTCTAAGCAATCGATGAGCATTTGATTCGACCTTAGTATAAAGCCAATTGATTGCTGGATGTTTACTGTCCGGATTTGATTTAATGTAATCGGCATAGGTGCAATCTGCTTCAAAGCCAGCGCCGACTAAGACTTGTTTAGGTGTTACTTCTAAGGCGTTACCTAAAGGCGTTACTATTTGGGCGTTACTTTGCATAGGCGTTACTATTTGCGTTTGTCCTAAGCAATCCTGAGCGTCTTTTATTTCGGGCGTTACCTGCGTTTTTGGCTCAATATCAACAATACCTTGTTTTTTGGCTTTAAATCGCTGCTGCCTTATCTTTGTACATCTTTTAACTCCCTGTCTCGCTTAATCTTATCTTTGCAATTCTCTCTGCTTCTAACTTCTGCTGCTCGCTTAACTTAGGAGCTTCATCAGCACTAATTACTTTGTCAGAATAAGCAGCGATTGTTTTGCCTAAAGCAACAATATTGGCTGTTGCTGTGCTTAAATCTCCTTTCGACTCAGCCAAAGTTTGTAATCTTTTGTGTTCGTTTTGAATGAATTCGATTGAAACGTTGGTTTTTGCCTGTTGAAACGCCTGTAATTCTCTTATAGCATCTTTTACAAGCATATTATCAAATAATTTAAGACCTATATTGTTTTTAGCATAAGATTCTTTATAGCCAACACTTAGTAAAGCTTCGTACTTCTTTAATCCGTTAGTCATATAAGCGGCTGCTATTGCTTGAGCTTTTTCTTTTGAAAGTCTATTCAATGTGCTTTATTCCCGATTCATTATAATATTCAACTTTTTTAGTATTCCGGTCAAAATCACAATTTAATAAGTGTTCCATTTTTTTGCCTTTCACAAACACCTCGTGGTTTTTGCGTGGTTTATTTTACGACCTGTTTTTTTCTTGCGAATATAAAACATTTTTTCGCCGAAACAATTTTCAATCCCTTTTGTTTTTTTGCGTTTCAAGTATATTTATATCCTATTTACTATTAAAGACTTATGCTGTCCGCATAGCATTTACAGGCTGCAATCACGTTGTTTGTTAAGTATATAATTAACATATATGAAATATTTTGTCAAGAAAATTTTATTTTTTTATTGATTTTTTATAGCAAGCTGACGATAATATATATAGTTAAATGTTGCAGTACCTTAAATATCAATAGCTCAAACTAATACCCGGCAGGTAGTCTAAAAACATCTCTTTGTTTATCGACTGCAACAGCCTGCCGGTTTATTTAAAAGATTATTAATTTATTTTGAAGGGAAATAAAAATGAAAACAACAAGCAAACAATTAACAAGCAAACAATTAAGACGTTTTTGGCAACACGCAATGTTTTTTAATTGCCTATCGGGCAGGCTGATGCGCGACCTTGCCGATGTTTGCCGTGAAGCTGACAGGCGCAAAATATGCCTCTGGGAATAACCCTGCTCTTGTTAAGTACAGGGCGGGCTTAATGATTATTTAACTAAATTATTAACTTATTATTGAAAGGGTTAAAAAATGGAACTTAAAAAATTACCACAACAAATCGAGCTTGAAAAATTACCCCAAGTCAGAAAAACTAATTATTTTGGACTAGGCAGCGTCAGTATAGATGTCGATTATCGCAGCGCTCTGCCTAAATCGGACGTTAGAAAAATCTGCCAACAAGCATTAAAAAACGCAAAACTACCTACTTTTGTTTTAAATTTGCACAAAATTTAATTTAATAACCTTTACTACCGCTCCGCCTAATAACCGGAGCGGACTTAACGGCTATTAAAAAGTAAAATTAACTTAATTAAAGGGATAAAAAATGATAAGCGAAAAAGCATATAAAAAACTGCCCAACGTGCTGTTTCGGTTAACTAAAGAATCTGCTAAATTACTTGCGGTAACCATCGCCGCAAACAACGTATTGATTACAGACATAACGAAAAAAGGCGAATTAGTTGTAAAACATTTAAACTAATAACAATATTATAGTTTAAGATTATGAAGAGAAACAATGAAACACTTATGGAAAATTCTGATTGAGAAAAACCGCTTTCAAGTCTACGTAAATGGTGAATTTGAGCGGCAAACTAATTTCACCGGGTTATTGAAGCTCCTGGCCGATTATGCTGATTTTTTCCGCTATACCGACCGGGAACAGTCTGATTATCTGGCGATAGGCATACAGAAGAAGTCGATATACATTGACGCAAATATCACGGTAAAATTCAAATAGCCCTTCATCCGGTTTTGAGCGTTTCCGGTTAAAAAACGCTGGCAATAATAACTTATAAGATAAGGAGATATGAAAAATGGATAATGAATATATAACATCAAATTTTTGGGAGTATATACAAGCAAACAGGGGGCAAAAACCCATTTTTGACAAAGTTTACAACTGGCTAAACCGTGATAATTTAGGAAATATCGTTATTAGCGATGATTCCAAAGTTTACTGGCTTGAATTGACCTGTTCACTGGCGACTTTGCCCGAATATATCAGGGCGTTTATTAAAAAATGGTGCAAGGCGCAAGGGTATGAATATCTTTACGACAAATACCCGCCGAAAATCTAAATCAACCTTTAAGATACTGTATTTTTAAGGAGTTATGAAAAATGAAAGTATTATGGGCGGTTAAAAAAGGGAATCCAGATTGGCAAGAAGAGCTAATCAGTGTAAATCCGGCCAATTTTGAATATGCCCGCAGAATGGCAAGTCTTGATGGGTACGATAAATTCAGAATCGCCGAAATAGGCACTGATATTCCAGATTTAACAAGACACTAAATATCTAATTTTTAAGGAGTTGATGCAATGAACAAAATAGAACTAACCCCCGCGCGTAGTCAAATATTTAACGCTGTCCGCTTTGCCGCTGCGCCACCGGCAAAAGTCAGTAAAAGCGACTTAAAAAGATACCAATTAGACCGGCTATTGATAACCGATGATTGTGCTATCGGGACAGACGGCAGGAGACTGCATCGCGCTAAATTCAGTAATAAACCGGCAGGGATACTGCCAAACGGATTTTATGAGATACTCAAATACTCCCAAAAACTTATCCTGCTGTTACAAGACGAAAAACCAGATATTTCATTCCCTAAATATGACGATTTTTGGCCCAAAGACTTGCCGAATTGGTTTGAATTTCCGGCCTTCCGAGACTGCGAAACAATAATTTTCGGACTTGCACAAAAAGGCATAAACGTAAAACAAGAATTTATAGCCGATGTTTGTATGGAAGAAAGCGGCAGGGTGTGTTTTGGCGAATTTAACAGGCCAATAGAGATTATTACAGGTTATCAAGATATAGTATGCTGTGCAGTTATTATGTCTTCAACTCCGCCCAAAATTGAATATATAACAACCAAAAAGGACTAATAAAATGACCACCGAAACAGACTGTAACTTCACAGCACAGCAATATTTATCTAAATATGGCAAGGAAGAAGCGATTAAATTGCTTGAAAAAATGGCACAGCTTAAAAACGATGAGGCTGAATGTCTTAAAAATCAAGCTGCGAAATACCATAATGCAGCAAATATGTTAAAAGAAAGTGGGGTTTAAAATGTACACAAAGGGAAAATGGGCAGTAAACAATTCGGGTGGCAAAGTTATTTGTGAAAATCTTGCTTCTGCGAGAACAATTTGCGTTCTCGAAACCGTGCCGCTAAAAATTACGCCAGAGATAGAGGCAAACGCCCGCCTTATTGCTGCTGCACCGGAATTGTTAGAGGCTTGCGAAGACATAATGGCGTATTTTGACCAGAAAGAAAATGATATTTTGGCGAATACCACAGCGGGCGTTATTCCTCAATGGGACGTTGACTACGTTAGGAACACCCTTGCGGATGCTATCGCAAAAGCAGAAAGCAAGGCGTAAAATGAAAGGGTTTTTAATTATATGGGCGTATGACCTATTTTGCTATTGGTTAGGATTGTATATCGGGAAAAGAAAATAAACCCTAAAATTAGAAAGGTAAAAAAATGGACATTAACAAGTATATTTTCAAAATTAAAAAATTGGGCGCGTGTAAAGAAGCTGTTTTAGATGCGCACAAATACCAAACATCACAAGGGCTTTGGGCTGAATGCAAACGGAGCGACTGGATGTTATGGTTAATCGGGAAACTGTCCGGCGAGCCGGAAGGCGAGAAAAGAAAAAAATTAGTATTGACCGCTTGCAAATGCGCAAGGCTCGCATTGCCATACGCTGGCAAAAATAAAGATATTTGCATTAAAACTATTGAGACAGCGGAAAGCTGGGCAAAAAACGAAGGCGCGACAATAGAAATGGTCAAATCTGCGGCGAATGAGGCGGCGGATGAGGCGGCGGATGAGGCGGCGGATGTGGCGGCGGATGTGGCGTATGAGGCGGCGCGTGCGGCGTATGTGGCGGAGTATGCGGCGTATGTGGCGGCGGATGTGGCGTATGTGGCGGCGCGTGCGGCGTATGTGGCGGAGTATGCGGCGAATGAGGCGGCGGATGTGGCGTATGTGGCGGGAAATAAAGTCCTTTCGCAATGTGCAGATATTGTACGCACCGATTATCCTGATGTTGACAATTTATGGAATTGAAGGCCAGTAAAATCCACCGGATACACGGCCTTAACAGGGGGGCTGGACAATCCATTGCCCCCCAAAACTCTGGCAATGGGGCTAAAACTTCGCCGGTTCAGCGATATGCTTCCGGCCATATAATATGTAAAAGAGCCTGTCAAGGCTGTTCTTTGCCCCGCCATTGAACAAACGGCAGGCAGGGGGCTACGATTTACCCTTTAACTTATCTATCGCCTCCGTAAGCAGCCTAACGCTTAATCTTAAGTCTTCAAACGCTACCGCTATATCTATGTTCTTTGCATAATCAGTCTTTTTTATCTTGTCTATCTCGGACTCTAACTGATTTAATAAAAGGTTAATCTTGTCCATTTTGTATGCTATGTAAAAAGTCGTAATAGTCCCGAATCTCTTTTTCCTCTTCAGGATTTTCCTCCGGTATATCTATTTCAGTAAAAAAAAGGCGATTATCTCTCCGTATTCTTCCAACCTGCCTCAAACTCGAATTACAACAGAGGCCGAATAACATAAAAACCATCCATAGCTTTGATTGTGTATTATACAACAAAAAAACAATTTAGCAAAGAAAAATAAATATATTATTTTGTTGCTTTATGTGGTAGCTTGTAATACTATTATATTTACAGATATTTACACATTAGAAAGGATATATTATGATTAACGGATTTACTAAATTATGGGGGTCAATTTTAACATCATCAATCTGGGGCGAGGACAATGAAACAAGAATTTGTTGGATTACCCTATTGGCTCTTGCGGACTGGGAGGGTAATGTTCTTTGTTCTGTTGGGGGTTTATCGCACGCAGCGAGGCTTTCAAAAGAAGCAACCGAAAAAGCATTGTCTAAATTTTTAAGTCCTGATACAGACAGCCGTTCAGAAGAATTTGAAGGTCGTAGAATCGAAAAGATAGACGGGGGATATATGATTATAAATTTCCCCAAATATCGGGACAAAATGCGAGCCGCAGAACGCAGAACATACAACCGAGAATATATGCGTCGATACAGGTCAGGAAAAGTCCAAAATAGTCAAAATATAGAAGATGTAAATAATTGTAATGATAGTAAACCGCAAGTAAGCTCTGTCAACCATATAGATATAGATGTAGATATAGACAAAGATAAAGAAGAAGAAAAAGAAAAAGATTTAGAAAAAGATTGCAAAGAGAAAACCTTTAAAACTTCTACATTGACAGACGAAGAAAAAGAAAAAAGAAGACTTATCCGCAAGCAAGTTGGTTTAGTCCGATAGTATAGTTTTCGGCTTACTGGCCTCTGGGCTTTCTGGTCGCTTGGTTTTTCGGTGTCTCCTACCGTGGCACTTTTTACAAAGCCATTCTACTTTTAGCGGTTTTTTGTAATCGCTGTGATGCGCATTAGCAAAACCGGTTGTTTATTTTAAAAAATAATCAAAATAAAATAAAATAAAGATTGACAAAATATTATGAATATGTTTAAATTATAATTATGAAAAAGTTCAGAACTTGAAAGATTAAAAAATATGAAAACAAAAAACAAAAAATATCCCTATTGTTACGACAGTCAATATAGAAAGCTGTATGGCCACAATCTTCTCCAGATGGCTGAAATATTTAATTGTTCCACAACAATAATTTTAAAGTGGCACTATCAAAATGTTTTAAAGCAAAAACTGACTAAAACAGGCCATAAACAAGGCCAAAAGGGAAAAGAATAAAAAATGTTTGGAATCGGCAAAATAAAAAATCAAGTGAATAACTTTAAAAATAGGAAAGGAATTTTTATGACTTTAAAAGAATTTTTAGAAAAAGTCGACGGCAACGAAAGCGATATTATTATTTATGCGTCGGAACAAGAAGCCTTAAAGGCTGTCGAAAGCGACGGCGACGCTCTCCAGTATGTTAAAGAACAGACCGAGGCTATCTGCTTAAAGGCTGTCGAAAGAAACGGCGACGCTCTCCAGTATGTTAAAGAACAGACCGAGGCTATCTGCTTAAAGGCTGTCGAAAGCGACGGCGACGCTCTCCGGTATGTTAAAGAACAGACCGAGGCTATCTGCTTAAAGGCTGTCGAAAGCGACGGCTACGCTCTCCGGTATGTTAAAGAACAGACCGAGGCTATCTGCTTAAAGGCTGTCGAAAG